GTAGCTGCTTGCGCATTGATTGTATCTATGTCATTACCTGGATTTATAAGTAAACTTTTAAGTTGGATACGTTGGTAACTTGGTGTATCCCCCCATAGTGTAGCCCCCCCAAGTTTGAGTAATGCACCTACGATTCTTGCACGTAGATACTCTGTTTTACCTGGGATACTATCCAACACTGCTTTCATCCCCAGTTTTATGATGTCAAATTCTGTTTTGGTGTTATCGAGAAATTCTATCAGTTTCGTAACCGTAGCAACCTGATCGGTAGCACCTGGTTTGAGTTCAGACAAACCACTCAGGTAGTAACTCGCTGTTGTAAGATATGCACGAAGTCCAAAGATGAGTAGTTTTTCTTGGTCTTCGCGTAGATCAGGGGATTTTAGGAGTTGTAATATACCCACCTGTTCCTCACCCCAAAAATTTTGTATAGTAAGAAGGTTGTTATCGATGATATCTATCCGTTCAATCTCAGAGTCTTTACCTATGAGCGCGTTTAGATTTGAAGTTGCATTTATTTGTGAAGTAATAATTTGACTAGGGATACCGGCGATATATTCTTTGAGATCGTTTATATAAGTCGTTTGATCATCTGGATGAATAGTAGGGTCTTTAAGAGCTTCCAAATCCCCTACATATGGTGTCGTTTCTCCCCAGTAAATAGCTTGAAGCATAGCGTTTATCGCGGCAGTTCGTACATCTTCATCCGTCTCACCCACGAGCGAATCCAAAGCGGTAGTTACGATTCCTCCCCATACTGGAATGAGTTTGAGAATAGTCAGTCGTTCTTTTTGTGCATCTGTGTATTGATCGAGGTCGTAAAGTTCATTTAAATTAGAAATTTGTTCATCCGACCATTTTCCGGTTTTCTTGGCTATAAAGAAAAGTTCCTTGACACAATTTTTAAAATCAAGATTAAAGGTTCCTACTTTGGATTGTGGTTCTATCATGAATTCGTTTCGCTGTCTCTGTTCAAACAGGATATCAACTGGTTTACTGCGTAGCATACAGCGTTCTGTTGTATTCAGATGAACGAGATCCAAATTGACTTTAAAATCTTTTAGTTCTATTTGTTGAAGCACTTGGTTATTTGCCGATGGATCCCAAAGTGTGACACTTTCATATTTTTGTTGAGTCACGAATATAACGTCTATCGCGGGTCTCAACTTTATCCTTAAAGACAATTCTTGATTGTATACAGCACATAAAGGAAACCCGTGTGCCGGGCGTCCGTGAAAATAGAATGGAATTTGAATCCTGTATTCGTTTGTAGTAAATGGATCTATTCCCTGTGTGTTATACTGCCCATCGTGAAATTCCTGTAAAAACTCTCCATCAGAACTTCCCTGAAAATGTTTACCGTGAAGCACGTCTATACTCGACCTATACGATTCGGGTGTGTTCAACTCCCGTTCTATGAATATATCATCTGTCGTAACGATATCAATAATCTGTTCACCGATATATAATTCAACATAGTCAATCACAGAAATACCGAACACATCGATGGGATAAAATTTCTGACCCATCTCACTAGGATCTACAGAAAAGGAGAGAGTAACATTTTGTAAAATATCTCCATACTTTTGAGGAATCGGTACATCTAAAAAATCATCTGTGTACACACCTTCCGGAAAAGAGATTTTATAATTTTCCGATGCGTGGTTTGTATGTTTACTATACCTTTTAGTGAAGAAGGAGAATGACGGGTTTATACTTAAAGCATCACCAAGTTCACCCGACGTCGCGATCTGAACTCGACCTGCCATATATAACTATCTACCATTAATATTTTAAGCCACACAATCCACTTGAATAGTGAAGTATGTTATAACTCTTTGCGTAAATCTGAACTTCTATAGTCTCATCATCAATGCCTGAGTAATCTAACTTGATTCGACATCTTTTATCGATTATACGACTGAAATTTAAATGCCCTGAAGGTGTGTTTTCTTTGGGGTACATTGCGAAAGAATAACTCCCAATATTTTCCTGCGTTGGTAACTGATACAGGGTATTCGAATCAAACGAAACATCCCCATTTACACCTGACATGGAATTTGTAAGTGAGTTTTCATAAACCAGCTTTGAAAATGATTCATTGAACAATGTTGTATTGTTAAGATAGACACCAATTTCTTTGAATTTTGTGTTGAGCATATACTGAATCAATTCTTTATCACCTTGATACGAAAATTTTCTTGATTTCTTACCTGCTATGAAATACATTGTCTTGATTGGATGACCGAAGCGCAAAACAATCTCGGTTTCCTCGGCATCCGTTTTTGGTACATCACGGCGTTTCAATTGTATTTGTGTGATTAATTGATCCATTGGAGTACTTTTCAGATAATTTAATTCATTTTCATCTAGGTAAGCGTATGTGGTCAGCAGCGACGCTGTTTTTATTTTAGTTTCCGTGACATAGTCTGTTAGATATGGTCGTATGAGTTCATTCGAAGGTTTAAACTTTATTCGAACGTAACAATTTTGTTTCGTGAGTTTACAAAATAGAATAGAAGCTGGTAAGTTGTTATAGAAATAAAATGGCAAATCGATGTACATCTGACGCAAATTCCATTCACCATTTTCATCGGGTCCATACGGCTCCTGTTTAGCAGTCGTCAGAGGAACAACACTATCTCTAAAATTATAATCACTCGTATGATATTTATGATATAAGTATATCCAGTCACCCGTGAGTCGCTCGATATGCGTTCCTCCTATGAATAGATCTGCGTATTCGATGGCATGGATACCAACATTGGGTGTAAATGGATCTTCTGCTTCAGGGAAATCTTGTAATGTCGTAGATGCCTTGAATAAAAGTTGGTATCGAAGTGTGAGATTTGTGAGAAGATCACCCATGTCCACAGGTATAATACACATCGTCTCCTGACCAAATTCCGGTTCAAGGAGGGGTTGTTCTCTCACATCGAATGCAAACTTTGTATGATGTTTAAAAATTCCTGAAAAGTGGGAATATGTCGGATTACCCGATATGGACATATCCTGTATTCCCAAAGTTCCTAATGTCAGCGTTCCTGCCATCTATACTTAAATATACGTTTTGTTTTTTAAGTTTGCAATAAAAATCCATTACTGAAAGTGAGTTTTTTATAGCCAGTGTAGTACATATGAAATTTATATTCAAGGTTTTGTATCGGCTCTTGGCCATTTCCATACTGGAGACTTGTATCATCTACCAGTTCAATGTACAATTTCGTTTTTTCTGAATTTAGACCAGAAAAGTCTAGATACCCTGAGGGTGACGTACTCTTCGGGAACATTGCGAAATTGTATGTATAGATGTAATTAAGTAAGTAATTGGGTGAAGGTGGTTCAAAGTCGTATGTTCTTGTCACATCTGTAGCCGAACGCGACAATCTTGAACGTAAAGGGGTATAACTAAAGAAATATTCTCTATCGTTGTTGGATACATTTGGAACACGCTCATCATTTAGGGTAAAGTAAGCACGTTTTAACAGGTGTGGTTCGTTCATGTCGTCGATTTGTGAACGTGTAAAGTTGAAACGATTCGCAGTTGTCGAATAGAACCAACGGTTCGTGTAAGTATCTTTATTATCTTGAGACACAGGTAAACTTCTGTATTCATTCTCATCTTCATATCCTTCATACCTAAAAAACCAATGAAAACATTTTACAGGAACACTGGGCTCCAATTGTACAACAAATTCTCTCCCACTTGGTTCGAGTGGGATACTAGAGTGTTTAAATACAAAATCGTACATAATCTCTTGGTTGGGTCGCATGAAATACAAACGTTCTTCTGGAGAAAGTTTAATCTCTTCGGTGACTACATTGAAACTAGGCATTTTCTTGGATGGTGGTGTCACTGGTAAACCGCGTGTGTTTAAATTATCCACCGTCCTCTGATTGTATAGTGTAAAGAAAGACTGCTTGAAAAATTCAATTTCTAAAGTAATCTTTTGGTTGTGAATAGCACACAAAGGAAATGGAGCCTTATTTTGATCATTTTCTGAATAGACATCACCGGCATAATTATGTGAAAAGAAGAATGGTATATGAATAAAAAGTTCGTTACTCTGTGCTGTTTTTTGGCCAGATGGCTGAGCTGTCTTACCACCAACAATGTTCCTATTGTAGAGTGTATTCGCAGACATTTTCTGCGAATCGTTTGTATACATGTTGTCGTGGATGATACACCAATCAGCCGAAATTTCCTCGAGTGTTTGATTACCCACTATAAATTTGACATTCTTGATTATCTTCCTACCAAGTAACTGATGATCCCACGCCCAGTCTGCAATCTCTGGTAATTTGTATTCGGGTGGGGGTGCCGCACCCGTAACAATGTCTTTGACAATATCCGGGAGAAGGGCAAACAACTCCGCATCGGCTTGAGTTTGAACTATCGACTGAATATCCTGTACACCAGCAAGTTGCGTGGTTCCATCGAGGAAATCTAATATATCAGAAGGAATTAACGTATTGCCTCTATCTATACCCAACTCAATGAGTAATTGTGATCCAGGTTCTACCGTTCCAGAAACAATTCCCAGAAGTGTGAATAGTACAATTGGGGGTATATTTGTAAACAATTCCGATGGAAGGAGTGTCAAAAGTAAGTCATTAAATTGTTGTTCGAATGACCGGAAAGATTCGAAATTGGGGAATGAAAAGAGTGGGAGAGTGATACCAACTACATTCGGAGCACCAGCGAGCCACCAATTCCTGAATTGTTCTGCTTCGGTTTCTCCCACGAAACCAAATTCCGCCAAGGTTTTACCACCAAACAAAACTTTTTGAACTGTCTCGTTGAATGTAATATCCTGAAAATTCCAATCTGGTAGTTTCATTTGGATCCACACGTTATTAAGCAGGTCTCCCATGTTTTTTGGATTCAGTTCAACTCGAATCGTTTCACCAAAGGGCCATGTAGCTTCTAGACCTTGGTTCACGTTATATACATTGTGATACTTTCGAAACTCGGAGTGTCTCGGGTGTTCATTATAGTTAAATAAAGAATCTTCTGGGTCATTGGAAAGGAGGTGTGTATCCTGCTTTCCAATAGCTTTAAGGGAAATTTTGGCAGCCTCACCCATATCTACTTACTGCTCACATATTTTTAATATCTGTTTTCCACATTGTCACATGACTCGTTTTTAGCATACGCTCAAGGTCAACGTTCGCCCGTCGCGCCTCATCCACAAGCGCCCTGACGCGCTCTTCCGTGTACTCAACTGTCTTCGTGTTGAGGAGGTAGTCCCACGAACCATCAATCTTGGGGAATGTTACAGACATCTCCTTCTCGAGGTCCACCTTCTTCCTCTTGAATACGACCAACCTTCCCTCGATGACCATCGTCACAAACTTTGACTTGAGGCTACACATCTCAGCCCTCTTTTCGAGGACATCGATGAGATGCACCTTCCTCTTCTTATAGTGTTCGAGACGCAATTCCACAAAATCTTTGAGAATCTCTTCGGGGGTTGTGTACCTGTGAATACCCCTAGTGGGGTGGAACAAGTGCATGTTTGATGTGTGGAATGTCTTTCGCATCTTGAGGTCTTTCACCAAGTCCTTCCCCGAGTACCCAAAGATTTCAAAGTCAACATCCTCAGTGGTACTGTTGTTCGTGTAACTCGTAATCATCTTCTTCTCCATGAGGGTATCCAGATACTCCTTGTAATCCTGAGTCCAGCGACCTGGTGGAAGTTCCGTAACTTTGAGTCTGGAGCCGGTGTCTCTCCATGTACCTTCGGTGACCCACAGACCCCCATCATCCTTGAACACCTTACCCTTGAAACCTCTGAACCACGGCTTCATTTCGACAGGTGTGTCACCACACAACATCCGTTTGATGTTCTCCTTGATGTCTTCGGGATTGAAGGGTGGGACATAGCAACTGAACCCGGTCCCAATCCCTTCCGTCCCATTCACCAAAACCATGGGAAGGGTGGGCATGTAAAAGTCTGGTTCGATGGAGCGTCCATCATCGTCGAGGTAGTTTAGGATAGCGTCATCTTTGGGGTCAAACAACTTTCTCGCCTCCTTGGTGAGCTTCGTGAAGATATACCTCGTTTGAGACGCATCCTTACCACCCATGAGACGTGTACCGAACTGACCACATGGCTCAAGAAGATTGATGTTGTTGGATCCTGTGTAATCATTCGCCAATTTTACGATCGTATCCGCTAGGGAAACTTCGCCATGATGGTAAGCACTCTTTTCTGCAACAAATGCAGCCAATTGTGCAACCTTCATTTCATCACGAAGGTTCTTCTGGAAACAGGAGTACATCACCTTCCTCTGTGAAGGCTTGAGTCCATCCGCCATGTGAGCGATAGAACGCTTCAAGTCTGCAAGACTAAAGTTCACCAAGTCCTTGTGTACAAAGTCAGTGATATCCAACTGCTTCACATCACCATAGGCCACCTCGAGTTGGTTAGCATCTTTGGCAGTACTCTCGAGGAGCCAAGACTTCCGCGCATCAGACTTCTTCTTATCGAAAGCAAGAACGATAGAGTCATCCGTCATCGTGTCCATATCAAACTTCACAGTGAGGTCTTGAATCTTCTTGAAATATTCACGAGCTTCAGCTGAGGTAGAAGTACCCAAACCCTTGTAGTACTTGATTTTCCACCCCTGTTTCCCCGAACCATACCATGTTCTGAAAGCCGAGTCGGTGTAGAAAGACTTGGTCTCAGAACCCTTTGTAGCCTTGATGATTGGTGTCACCATCGATACCACAAAATTCAATTTCAAAAGACTGGGCCAGAAGTAGTGGATCATATTGAGGATGAGACCCTTGATGTGAGACCCATCATTATCAGCATCGGTCATGATCATTAAGCGTCCATAACGAAGCTCGGAGACACTCGTGTATTCCTTACCCTGTTGGAGACCCAAAATCTTCTTGAGGTCGTTGAACTCCTGGTTGGAGGTCAACTGCGCCACAGAGACATCCCTCACATTCTTACACTTACCACGAAGTGGGAATACACCATAGTGATCGCGACCAACAACAGAGAGACCCGCGACCGCGAGGGTCTTCGCCGAGTCACCCTCTGTCACAATGAGAGTACACTTACCAGAGTGAACAGTCCCTGCTTTGTTGGCATCATCCAACTTGGGAATACCAGTAATCTTAGACTTACGAGCACCATCAGACTTCTGGAGTTCCTTCATCTCCTTAAACTTCGAGAGTGCCAGGAGTTCATCAGCGATGCCAGTTTTGAGAACATTTTTGATAAAGTTCTTGGGTGGTTCAAATTTACTCCCAAAGTTGGGAGACTTCGAGGTACATTCAGACTTCACCTGACTGGAGAAGGTTGGGTTCTCAAGGGTTGCTTTGACAAATATGTTGAAGGTATTCTTAACCTGTTGAGGTTTCAACTTAATCTTCTTTGCCATCTCATCGATGATACCGTTGGCGATGTGGTTCGTGACATGGTCGACATGAGTTCCACCCTTATTAGTG